ATCAAGTTGTTGTTGGTATGGATCAAACGACGGGTGGAAACTTTGGTACAGGGGAGAACTTTTTCCCTCCAAGTAATGCTCAGAATATGAATTTTTATCTACCATCGTGGTCTGTCTCTGGCGCGCCATCCACCGTAGGAAGTAATGACAATTCTATGGCTGCCCCATTTGGTGGTAGTTCTACTGGTTCTGCGCACAATTCCACGATGTTCTATGTTGCTATTAAGAGTCCGGGACTTACAGTTGCTTCGTTTGATTTGATTTTCAACTGGACAACTGAATCAAGTGCGGGAACGTTATATGTATGGGTTAATCAGATCAACGTAGATACTGTTAATCCTGATTGGTTGCCTTTTAACACCTTGGTGGAATAAATCATTTAACCAAAACATGTCTTTGTCAGAACAACTCAGGGGGAGAAGAACAGCGCGAAGTACTGCAAGCGCTGCATTTAGACGTGAGGCTCAATCTCACCCATATAGCACGCAGTATTGGCGAATGAGAAGAGGCTCAGAATGGGCCGATTTTCTTAGGTATCATATTGGCGTTACACCTGCTTCTCTTGCAATCGCAAGAGATGTAGCTAACGGCATCTCAGAGACTATTGGGATTTGGTTTCAAAGGAATAGCAGAATGCTTGTGCGTTATACTGGTCGAAGACTTCTGGAGGTTATTTATAATAGAAGACGCACTGAACTTCGCAACGCGTTGATAGATTTGGAATATCCAGACGATGTGATATCTGGTGTATTGGACAACTCAATTGGAACATTCCCTCAATTTGTACAAGAGTGTCGTGTTCTTGGATATGCAAACTCGTAGACTTTGAGCATTGTAGATGCGAGCTTTGCTAGTGAATCGGATAGATTCGCACTGTATTAACCCGCCCTAGACGCAGTAGAATAAAGTTATGAGTTTATTTCCCTTGTTTCATCAATTCTGCGTAATAAGGCGTTGTAGTGTTCCCCTTCTCCTCCATACCAATGGGACGGAGGATATTGACTTGTAATCCAGACAATTCTTGGGTTCCATTCCACAAATCCCCCTTTAACGGGTACCTTCAAGGGGTATCTGTCAAGGATTCTAAGTAAGTAAGTAAGGTTCGCAGCTCCATCAAACTCATCCAGAACAACTCCTTTGGTGTTAGTCTCATATCCATCAAACCACTTGAGACTCGCGTCAGGCAACCAACAGACAGATTGCTGGCATAGTTTGATAGCATCCTCCTGAACCCAGCGGGATTTCCCACTTCCTGTGAGTCCATGAACATAAATGCATTGAGTTCTCCAAGATCTAGGCTCAGCAATGATTCCTCGGATGAACGCCAACCCTCTGTGGTATCTAAGCATGTAGGAGAAGTGGTTTTCAACCAAAGTTCTAGATGAAACACCAGAAAGGACATCAGCGCGAAAGCTTTCCATGTCAGTTCGCTGACCTTGTCCGATTGGGTTTCCAAATTCGTAAGGTGTGATATCCTCTTTCGAACAATAAGCTTTGGACTCTGCTGGAGTTCCACGTGCGATTTCCAGATGGAAGCGTTGACTTCCAAGAACCTTCTTAACGCCGTTAAGTCTTCTTTGAGAACTGAACTGTACGAACCCTTGAAGATGAGGTGTGCCATTGTCACCACGCTCCTTACCCACAATGATGTATTGAATGTCTCCTGTCCCGCAGGCATTGATAATAGAGGCGTATTCCACATCAGTATAGTTGTTTAAAGTGAAGCACCAATTCTTGGATTTTACTGTTCCACCACCGGGCATTTAGATGAAGTGACTGGCTTTAGTATTACCCAGTCACTTATAGCCGCCCAACCGCCTACTCCCCCCCTTCCACACAGCGTTTTTGCACAAGACACCCGATCGATCCACGATCCCGAGGGAACCCCCCCTCGGTTTTACACTTTTTTGCACAAGACACCCGATCGATCCACGATCCCGAGGGAACCCCCCCTCGGTTTTACACTTTTTTGCACAAGGCACCAGCGGGACGGACGATCCCGGGAAACAGTTGTTGTGGGCAACAATTGTTTGTGGCTTTGCGAAATTGATCATTTATCCTAATGCTTGTCATTTGTCTTAAATGTCAGCTATGCAAGAAGAACAGAAGAATTACGAGCCTACTCGCCCACAGGAATCTGCTTCGGAGGCGAGTCTCCTGCACAACATCTGCGCTATGTCTATTGACGATAAGGAAGATACCCATGTCGAGAATTGTAACCCCAGAAGAACTAGGAAACGCAAGCTTGTTGATTCCACTGGGGCACGTGATGACTCCAAGACTTTTGTCTCATTCGAAGAGGTTGAAGCTCAATGCCCGTGTTGTCAGGAAACTATAGTTATTGAGATTGATCCTTTTGAATTCTAGTCATTTGTTCAAAATTAAAAATACGTTGAACATCAAGCTTTGGTCTTATTTTAATTGTTGTAATGGCGGACGCAGACATGGGGTTAGGTCCCGCTCGAAGAGCAAGAGGACGTCGTCAATGGAAGTCGTCAGACTCTCATCTGAATTACGTCAGAGGGAAGCAGAAGTATTTCGCAAAGAATTACTTACAGATGGCCGAGAATGACCCAGCCAGGGTTGCCTTTAGGCAATTTCTAGGCCCTAATTATGCCGGTGCAACTGGACCACAAAAAGTGGTGAGAAATGCCTTGGGATATTATGGGAAAGGAGGTTACCGGAAATATATGCCCTATGCCATTCGGGGCGTTGGAGCGATGGGAGCTGCTGCATTGGGTTACAATCCCATGCAAGGCTGGGAGGTAGGCGGCAAAGCATCCAAGTTCCTTGGATACGGCGATTATTCTACGAATCAGATTATTAGCGGTGGTGGTTCTGGGAACACTAACACTAATATTAGTGTGAACTCTATGAACACGACTGGGGATATTTATATTTCTAGAACAGAATTTGTTCAGAATGTGGTTGTCAACGGAACTCCCGGTACGGCTTCGTCTTTTCAGACTACTTTTTTCCCGTTGAATCCTGGGATGGCGAAGACATTCCCCTGGTTGTCGCAAATCGCTCAGAATTTTACGTTGTACGAATTTGAGGGTTTGATGTTTCAGTATAAACCTCTGTTTTCAGAGGATGCAGGTACTAGTTCTAGTTTAGGCAAGGTTATTTTAGCTACTAACTATGATCCAACGGCCATTGATTTTGGAACATCTGTAGAGATGGAGAACTACGATTATTCTAATAGTTCCAAACCTTCGTCTGGTATTGTTCATGGCGTTGAAACCAAGAACTCTCAACAGGCTCTGAATATGCAGTACGTGCGATCTGGTGTGAGCACTAAGAGTTTGGTATTCACAGACATTGGAAACTTTCAAGTGGGGTCAGAGGGTATCCCGATGACTTCTTCGTCTGTTATTATTGGGGAGTTATGGGTAACTTATAAGGTCAAACTATCTCGAGCAGAGTTGTTCAGCTCATTCTTGGCAAAGCAAGCTCAGTGGTTTACTTGTTACACTACGTATAATAGATCTACGTTGGCGACGGGGAGTGGACAATGTGCTGGCAATATTGCCATGAGAGTTTATGGACACGAGACGGATGGAATCAGGGTTATCTGGCCTGTTAGCACTACACTAGGTTACTATCAAGTTGTTGTTGGTATGGATCAAACGACGGGTGGAAACTTTGGTACAGGGGAGAACTTTTTCCCTCCAAGTAATGCTCAGAATATGAATTTTTATCTACCATCGTGGTCTGTCTCTGG